TCTACGGTGCTGGTGCTAAGGCTATTGCCAAACAAGCAGGTTGCACTCTAGAAGAAGCCACAAAGTTTGTAGATGTGTTCTATGGTCGTTACAAGTCAGTAGCTAAGTGGCATACAGATTTTGCAAAAATGATTGAAGCTGGAGCAACAAATGATGTAAATGAAGAAGGGTTCAGAGAAAAATTCAGAACCTATGTTCATCAGACTGAGACAGGCAGAAAGTATTGCTTCTCAGAGTATTACAACGAGAGTAGTTGGTCAACAAGGATGTACACATTCAGTCCTACAGAGTTGAAAAACTATCCAGTGCAAGGTTTAGCTACTGGAGATATTGTCCCAATGATGTTGGGCATTATTTTTAGACAGCTATTGGGTAGAGGTGATGTGAAGATGGTTAACACTGTTCACGATTCTCTAATGTTCGATGTCAAGTCTGATTCAGCAGACGCTTTTATTACGGAGATAACAACAATTCTGCAATGTACCCACATGTACTTTGAAGAAACATTTAAGAAACCATTGGCTCTAAAGCTCAATGCAGGAGCATCAATTGGTAAAAATTGGTTTGATATGAAAGAACTTTGAAATGACAATGCAAACAGGTATCGTAGAAGCAGTTTCTACAAAAGACGTAAGCACTAAGTTTGGTACAAAGCCAACCTTCTCAATGAAGGTCAATGGCACTTGGATTAAATGCGGCTTTAAGAACCCCAACGTTGCAGTTGGTTATGAGGTTGAGTTTGATGGTGTAAGCGGTACTTACGGAGTGGAGACTAAAAGCGTCAACATCCTCCGCAAAGCAGACGCAGCACCTACCCCGTCAGGGGCAACAACAGCAACCGCTGTAGCGGCTCCCAAAGCCGCCTACAGTGGCTACAAAGAGAAGGTATTCCCAATTCCTGCTCTACATGGTGACAGGGCTATTGTTCGTCAGAACGCTTTAGCTCGTGCAACAGACCTCTACATTGCAGCTCGTGGTGGTAAACCCTTTGAGTTGGAAGCAAGTACCCTGGATCTTGTTATTAATCTTGCTCGTAAGTTTGAAGCTTACACAGCAGGTGATATTGACATGATGGAAGCTATGGAAGAAACACAAGCAATATCAGAGTAAACCTTTGTGGGAGCTGTAAAAAGCTCTCACTTTTTTGAGAAAGAAACAAATGGAAAACAAACGTAAAGCAGGACGACCTAAAAATTCTGTAGCTGCAACAACAAAAACATTTAAAGCTGTGGGCCTAGAAAAAGAAGTTTACGAAAAGTTGGATGTTATTAGGAACAGGTACGCAGTTGAGCTAGGTTTTGTGATGTCCTTCTCACAAACAGTTGCATACCTTACCAGGGATGTTCCATGAACAATGTATTAATTCCAAAAGATGTTTTACAAAAAGTTATTCAATACCTTTGGGTTGACGAACAAGATGATTATGAAGAATGTGTATTTAATGATTGGTCTAAAGAAGATTTAGAAGAACACATTTTTTGTCTTATAAAACAACTGCAAGATTGTATAAATGATCAAACATAAAGGAGTTGTATGAGGGCTTTAATTGACGGGGACATTGTTGTTTACCGTGGAGCTGCGTCAGCAGAGAAAGAAGAACAATGGGTAGCCCTAGCAAGGGCTGACCAGATGATTCAGGACATTCTTGCAGACACAGGTGCTACTTCTTACAACGTGTATCTCACTGGCAGCGGTAACTTCCGTAGGGAAATTGCTCCTAGCTACAAAGCCAATCGTCCTGATGAAAGACCTGCACATTGGCAAGCTGTACGTGAGTTCCTAGTAACACACCACAAAGCACAAATATGTGATGGGTTTGAAGCAGACGATGAGATGGGTGTGCAGCAAGACAAAGAGACAATGACAACAGTAATTTGTTCCATAGACAAAGATCTGTTGCAGATCCCAGGTAGACACTACAACTTTGTAAAAAAGTTGCACAGTGTTGTAGACCGTGACCAAGGTCTAAAACACTTGTATTTACAGTGTCTCATAGGTGACAGGAGCGACAACATTATTGGTGTAGCTGGCATTGGACCAGTAAAGGCAGAGCAAGCTTTAGCTGAGCTATTGCCTGAAGAGTGGTATGACAAATGCCGTGAACTCTATAACGATGATGAACGCTTCCATCTCAACATGAAGCTGTTGTACATCTGGCAGAAACCTAACGATATGTGGGAACCTCCCAACAAGGACAACAATGATCAACAGATCCATACTGTCTAGACTCCCCCAACGCTTTGCACATTGGTTGTGTGCAGGTGAAGATCCATTTACCCTAAACAGTGAGCAGCTACTTTGGTTTGCTGCATTTGTAAAACAAGCAGAGGAAACAGAATGAAGAACCCAGACACTTTTATTGACAACGCAAAACAAGCATCAGAAATTATGTACAGAGAAGGCAAAGCAGAAGACCGCTTAGCTTTCAGGATAGGTATGTTAGAGGCATACATCAAAGGACTTTGTGACATCATCAACGAATACGAACAAGAGATAGATAAAGCAGCACAAAGGTTTATTGGTTGATGCCTAGACCTAAACGACACAACCCTGCGGGGTATCGCAGTGGCTTAGAGACTAGGTTTCAAGCTGCTTGCGAAGCAAAAGGATGGAAGCTTGGTTACGAACAGGACAAGATCAAGTACGTAATACCAGCAAGCAACCACACCTACACACCAGACTTCACTGTTACTAAGAACGTCTACATAGAAACCAAAGGTTTATGGACAGGAGCTGACAGAAAGAAGTCTGCACTTATTAAACAGCAGCATCCAGACATCACTATTCTTTACGTGTTGCAACGCAACCAAGGCATAACCAAGAAGAGTAAGACCACTTACCTAGACTGGGCAGCTAAGAATGGATTAGATGCTTGTGTGTTTTCTAACACAGAATATTGGCAGGACTACATCATGAGGCATTTATGATTGAATTATCTTTATTGGAAGTTGTATTGTTGTTAGCTAACGGAGTTCTTCTGTACTTGTACTTCAAAGCTAATGATGAAATTAGAACCCACAAGATGGCTGTGGCAGCAATGTTGTACGGCATACATTCAGGAAGATTAAAAATTACAGATCAAGGAAACTTTTTTAAAGTGGAATCAACATGAAAATATCCCAAGAAGCAAACGAACGCAATCTTAAACAGATTAACGCTATGCAAGAACGTTGGAAAGAAATATCAGCAGCACTAGCTAAACCAGCACCTGCACCAACTAACCACAGCAACGGTACATACAAAACTGGAGACGGAGAAACAACTCAACCAGTACGCCCTGGTAGCCAAGACCATAAAAAGTGGCCCTCAAAAGGGTTGTTATCAGACGTTCCTAATAACAAGGAAATATAAATGCCAAGACCAAAGAGTGAGCTAACAGGTGATAGCAAACACATAGGTGCTCGGTTAACTAAGTCACATTTTGAAGAATGGAAACAACTTGGTGGAGCACAATGGTTACGTAAAACGCTTGCACAAAGCATCAAAGATAGAGTAAAAACTAATACAAAAGATTAGATTTTGATTTGTCATAGATTTGGGTTAGAGTTTGTTTGCGGGATGTTCCGCATCTAATTTTGGAGTACATCATGTATAAAGTTGTTATTGACATTGGCGATTGGTCTTGGGACGAAGATCAAACTGTGACTATCGAAACAAGTGATTTTGATAAAGCTCAGATCATTCAAGAATTTATTGCGTTTCAACAAGACAATGGTTGGTCTGTTGATTACGAAGCAGTTGAATACGATGAAGAAGAAGTCGAAGAAGAAGAAATAGAAGACGAAGTAGAAGATGAATTAGCTGACTACGTTGTAGGCGACATCGTTGAAGATGACGATGGTCTTGTATGGGAATTGGTGGGCTGATATACTACCCATGCAGTTGCCTGTAGGGAGTCTTCGGACTCCCTTTTTTTATCCGCTATTCGCAAATAGCAAACAAGTCTAAATTAGACATTGTGTATCTTGCCTCTAAACTCAATCTGACCATCTGCCCAAGTATGAACCAATTCAGGCCACAATAAATTACCGTCATGGAATGTCAGAATAGCAAATCCTGATCGCCAGTTGGTTGGCGATAGTTCTAAGTAATTCTCAAACTGTGGTCCTGTGGGTTCAGCTAAAGTGCCTGTGTCCACGCCAAACCTTGTACCACGATAATCATCAAAGGGGGTTACCTTGAGACTGTGTAGATGCCCAGTACAAATATTTACCCCGCTATTTACAGTATTGTTGTGGGTAGCGTGTACACCGCCTTTCCAGCGGTGTTTAACAATAGTATTCTCCGTAGGCCAACAAGCCCAACATGGATGCCAAGCAGGAAAATGATCTTTGAGGCTAAACCCTTTGACAAACTCATACTGAGGAGCGTTAGCAGCTAAACGATTCTCAAACCTAGCATCGTGATTACCCAAGGTCCAGATTAACTGAGCATTGTGTCTAACGTTCTTAGTAACATCTTCTATCTCACCCATTGCTATCTCACAAGCTTTAAGTTCTTGGATTACAGATGGTGTGGAATCCCAACCAATTCTTGGATAGCGAGAAATACTAGCGCCATCAAAAATATCGCCATTGGCAATAATTGCATTGGGTCTAAATTCTTTAATAGCCCATAAAAGTCCTTTAAATGCCGTAGTATGTATACCAGGCCAAAAATGAGCATCACTAAAAACAATAACAGTGCCATTTAATATTCCTAAATCTTTACGGGCTGCGCTAGGTTTTGTAGAAACATTTAGTTTAGGCGCACGAGCTTCTAACGATTGCCCATATTTAACTTCTAAACTGCGTCTGCGTTTGAGCACTGACCGCACATTCATATTGCCAGCTTTTGCTACCTCAGCAGCATAACCATTATTGTTTTTCCAAAGTTCAATAAACTCTTGGTCAGTTAACTTCATATATGCGCCTTTAAAGTTTATGTATTAACACATATATGTGTGACAATTTAATTTAAGAATACGCTCTAGTGCCTTGTTTATCAATGATTAATGCCATTTTACGTGGTTTAGCATCTACATTGTTGGGAATAGAAACATGAGTCCAACGATCAAACTCACGTATCACTTGGTCATAAGACAAATCAGATTTCATAATGGCAGTAACTACTTCATCAGGAGTCATTTCAGGCACACGAATATCCGCAGCACAACCTTTTCTGTGTTGGCTTGTATCTTTAGAACCAACCGCAGCGTTGACTTGTTCAGACCTAAAAGCTGAGTTCACTATGATTGTTTTATTACCTAAGAGTTTCTTTATTTCTTCCAAAAATAAAGCTAGACGTTTCAGATTTGCTAACTCTTGTTCATTGGGAGTATTGTCAAACTCACGGTGATCTGTAAACGTCAATTCTTCAAGAGTAAAGTGAGGTGATAAGTTCATGGTGTAGGACTTGATTGGTGGAGGAGTTCGTCTTTTTTCTGGCTACCAGCAGATGAACCAAAGTAAAAAGCAATAATGCCCGTCCATGCCGTACCAAGTGACCCAAGCATTAACATCAGTGCATCAGATGTTTTAAAGTGCTCAGTCATTAAACCAACAAGAATGCCAAAAAATCCAATAGTGACAGCGATAGCCATTAAACCAGGTATAAACGACTGCGTAGTAGCTTGCATTTGTCTAGCAGACTTGCGGTCATCAACAGCGATCTTTTCAAAGTCCAGACCCATTTCTTGTGCTCTAGCTGCCATAGCTAATTCAGCGGTCTTAATCTGAGCTATCTGGTCAGCAGTTAACTTACCTTCAGCAATGGTCTTAGTAACATCTTTGGGGTCAATGCCAATAGCTTTAGATACTGCTTCAACAGCAAGTCCAGCTAAAGGACCACCCAATGCTGTAGCAATAGTAGGTGCAACTTGTTTAAGCCAATCCATCATTTTTCCTTTGCTTCATTAATTAACTTTTGAATCTGTTTTTGTTGATGCTGTGTCTCATGTTTTGTTTCAAGAATGTCTATGTACATCATCCCCATCAAAGGCAGTATGACAACAAAAACAAAACACATCACAACTAATCCAATCAAAAACCCCATCGAACTTTCCTGTCCAGAACTATTAGATACGCCATTAGATACAGGTACAGAATAACCACCGTAGTCGCTATTAGATACAGAGCCTTGTCTTGCAGTGCGCTTATCATCTGCTTTCGTTGCCATTGTTTAAGTCTTTCACGCTGCTGTTGCTCTGCTTCTTGTTGTACTTGTTCTTCTTGAATTACCTTTCGCATTTCTATAAAATCTGTATATATTGCACCCAACTCAGGTGGGCTTTGATATATCAGCGTTTCTCTTAACTCAACCTCCATCTGCGCCATTCTTCTTTGCGCTAAAACCCTGTCTAACGCCTGTTGATTTAATGACGCAGTTTTAGGTTTCTTTTCTTCTTCTTTGACAACCTTGGTTAAGGTTTCTTGTGCAGTAAAGAATTTACCCAAGTGACCACTGATGTCTTGAATGACATCAACGACCTCAGCACCCGTGGCTTTGTATTCTTTATAAAGAGCACAACCTTGTTTGATGTATCCGACAGCCGTGCTTGCCATTGCAATAAGAGTGAGTGGATCAATTTTTTACTCCTTGTAAAACCAGTCATTGTATTTAGAAATTATTAACGCATCAAACTCTTCTTGAGTCATGTTATTAGTAACTTCAACACTACTAACAATTTGTTTGACATCACGTTCTAGCAGCTCGGAAGCTTTGAATGTGTTAATAACATCTTTATTAGCTACACCATCACCAGGTACAACTTTGTGTCCATACCCAACAATAAGGTTGCCATTACCATCATGGTAAGGCTTTGCCCTAAACCCTTTAGAACGGATAACAGTAAGTGCTTGATGAGATATGTTCATAGTGGTGTTATAGAAATAGCAACAGAAGGAGATAACGGATGTGCTGGACTTGTTCCTGCTGCGTAAGTAATTAAAGAAGAGTTGCCCGAATCAGTTGTCCAATAAATCTCAAAATAATCATTGGCACTAAACGTAAGCAACTGGTTCCAACCAAAGACTAATGCTCCATGAGTAGAACCATGTTTACCTAGGATAGCAGATGTACCAGCAGAGTCTGTTACATCTGTACCATTAATCCTAAACCAAACAGTTATGTTGTCAGCAGAAACATCAGGGTTATTTCCCTGAATACTAAACTGGACGTTGTAGTTACCAGCTTTACTAATAACAACACGAGATGTAGGAGTGCCTAAAGCAATACCAGTGCTGTAGTCAGTCGTATTAAATGTTATAGCTGTAGGAGTAGCCGCAGCAGCAGTCTGCGTTGTAGTGTCATGGAAACTACCATAGTTTCTAGCAGACCAACTAGGAACACCAGCACTAGTCATCTGCAAGAACGATGTGACTGTAGGAGCAGGTAACCTAGTTAACAGATTGCTAGAAGGACTGTAAAGAATGTCACCAACGTTGTAGTTAGTTATACCAGTGCCACCATAGATAGCCTGAATAGGCACATCTAAAGTAGAAGCAGTACCAAAAGCTCGGTTGCTAAGCTTCTGAAACCAATCTCTCCAAACAAAACTTTCTTCTATTTTGTCTTGGGGTATAGGAAAACTTACTTTAGTTGCCATTAACAATACTCCATATCTTTGCAGTAGCCATTTTTCTGAATGTCAGGTAACAATTTCTCAAGCTTCTCACCTATGTCATCTCTTATCATGCAAGAGTTGATCATGGTTACTTTCTTTTTGAAGGTCTTGTAGCAAGCTTCACGAGCATCCTCAACAGTCTTACCAACACCTGAAACAGTCATTACATAGCTGCCGCAAGTAACTAAACAAGGCTCAGTGTTCTTACCATCCTTACCTGGTCCCATTCCCATTTTGACTTCAGACAAGTGAATGTTCTTAGTAGCATCTTCTATGGTCATATCAAAGATAGGGTAACCAGTGTTCTCCTTCTTCTTGACATTGCTGTACGGGTAGTCAGGTTGAGACACAACAATACCCACAGCTATGTCCTTACGTACCTTCAATGTGTCTTTACCATCAAGGCTATCTAACATCCATTGAACAGGGTCACCTAGGTGCAGAGCTTGTTGGATCTGAAACAAAGGCCAACCAGGTCTAGTAGTGAACTCTAGAGGCCACGGATTACCTTTGTCGTCAATGATGCAGTTGACATCAATGTAACCAGAGTAACCAATGCCATGCAAAAAGTCCTCAAGAGGTTTAAGAACTTTGTCAGCTAATAAAGACTCTTCTGTGTAGCGCATCACAGTACCTTGCTCACCAGTAGCAGGACCATAGTCACCAGACATCAGTTTCTTAAACTCCCAGTTCTCCAAATAGTATTTAGAGAAACCACCAAGACCAAACCAACCACCAACAGCCATCTCAGAACCAGCATGGAACTCCTGAAGAACAAACTCACCGTCATAGGCGTTCATCTTCTTCCACTTGTTCAACATAAACACCATATCACGCCAGTCTTTAGAACAGTAGCTAAGAGACTTCTCACCATCACCAACAGGTTTAGATACGTAACGCTTCTCTTTGTTACTAAGAACAAGAGCAATAGCGTCTTCGTACTTCTTAAACTTCTGCATAGGAATAGTCTTGATGCCAGCTCTCTCAAAGATAGCTGACCCGTACTCCCGATCCTGTTCCCAACGAGCACCCTCTACATTGCAACCGTAGATAGGATAGCCCTTGATGCGATATGGTTCTAGTTGTTTAATGTACCTGCTGTTATCAGTAACAAATATTAAGTCAGCCCAGTCCATACTGGGTTCCCAATTAGCAACCTTTTTGAAGCAATGCTCCATGCCATCACCGTTTTCACAGCGAGTGCCATCAAAGTTGTTACGCATATACACACGAACATCATGACCATGAGCACTAGACTTGATAGCCAAGTCCATAGCAAACCCACAGTCAAACTGATCAATGATTAAGAGTTTCATTATTTTGCTTCTTTGTTAAGTTTTTCTCTTCTTTTATCTAAAGCTCTTTTTTCTTGGTCATGTTTTGGTGTCCACTCCATGCGCCCTTTTTTAATTTCTTTGTCCCGATACTTCCAAGCATTTTCTTTGGTAGCAAGCTCACGTTCTGCTCGTGCTAATTTATTTTGTTCAGCAGTTTTACCGTAGACAGGGAAACCCATTGTTCCTAGTAACGCTCTCTTAGCACCTTCTCCTTCAGGTGCATCAGCACCAGCTTGTATCTGAAAAGGTAAAGTTGATTGAGCAACTGCTTTAAGTCTACCAGCACCACTCAAATCAACTAACTTAGGAGCAGTGGGGCTAGCGTACTCTAAACCACCAACACCAACAACAGCAGCTTTAGGTAAGAACCCCAACTTGTTAGACAAAGTTTTATCTGGGTCCATGATCCAGTGGTAAGGCTCCATAGCGTGTTTCATAGCTTGCATAGACGTACCATCAGGCCATTCAATACGAGTTGGATCTTTGTTGTCCCAAACATCTCTACCCGCAGTCATGTTATTAATAGCATTGATTAACGTGAAATAAACCAATGCTGTTTTGAACTGATACAACCTAGCATAGTCAGCCTTGGTTGTAGGAGCCATCATGCCTTTAATACCTTCTATAGGTTGCAACTTAGCAGGATTTAAAGATTTTGGTAAAGCAGAACTAAAGGCACGAATAGTAGAAATAGTCCAGTCAGGAGCAAACAACATAACCTGCAACGATCTACGTCCTTCTGGACTGTAAGCAGCCATAGCTATACGTTTAGCAAACTCATTGTTAGTATTTCTAGCAGCATCAAACCAGTTAAGACCACCAAAACTATCGTTAACAAACTTAGCAATTTCTTTACGAGAAGCAGACTCATCAAAAGGTTTGCCCTCTTTAGCAGCTTGTAAGCGAGCCTTTTCAAGGTACGCATCAGCCACCATAATTTTGCCACCAGTGTGCAAATAATCCCAGGTGTACTTATCAAAAACACCTAGGGTATATTTTTCAACTGTAGACATAGTGCTTTCAAGAGCACGAGTTTTAGGTCCATATTTACCAATCATTGTGTCTGCAAATTTACCCACAGCACTTAACATACCTTTAGAAACATCTTCAGGTACTTCTAATTGCAAACCAGACTCTCGTATCCATGTGTCTACGCTATCACCTAAACCACCTTTTTTATATTGTTCAACAGCTTTAGAAATAGCAGATAACTGAAGGTCTTTGCCACTAACAGCTTTAACACCCTTTTCAACTAAAGGAAGAGCAATAGCTTCTTTAAGAGGAGTCCACAAAGGAATCTTGGCACTAGACAAAACTTCCATCAAAGACTTAGCGTGAAAGAAAGAACCAATAACGTTAATACGTTTAACAGCTTGAGAAATAGTTCCCAACGCTTGCATAGTTAAACCAGGACCAGAATCAAATACAAACTTTAAAGGAGCTACTAAATCAGGATGAATAGCATAACCAGCTAAATCTGGATGATCTATTTGTTTCCAACTATAAGGCAAATCTTCTGGACCAGTAATAGGTTTAATTAAAGACTCACCATTAATGTTTCTAATCTGTTTAATGTTATCTATTAGATTTTTATTTTCAATAGCTTTTTCAACAGACAAAGCATAGTCTTTGTAGATCTCTGCAAGGTTGTTTGTCTTAAGTTTGAAACGGTAGTCTTTACCATTCTCAGCCAACCACTCATTAATTCCATTAATATGACTAACAAGATCTTCACGAGTTTTAAGTCTACGTTCTTGACCGTACTTAGTAGTTGTCTTAGTGCCATTACCAGATGCTTTCTCACCATAACCAAAAGCATCACGCATGAACTCTTCAAGCGCACCTTTAGGAGCTGCACCTTCTGACACAACATTACGAGCTACGTAGTTCTCATGCCAACCTTTAATGACACCATTCTCTAAAGCTCGTTTACCAAGCTCGTCCATTAAGGTACGAAACTTAGTTGCAACTTCTTTAGCTTTGCCTTCTAAAGTAACACCCCTATCAATATCAAAACTAAGCTGTTCTAAATTAACATCTTTACCAGCCAACTCTTTTATGTCAGCAGTGTTGTTATGAACAATACGTTCGTTAGCTAGTTTGTTATTAAGGTTTGTTCCTACAAATTCTTCAACTTGTTTAACAGGTTCAGGCCAAGTCTTTTTAAACTCTTCCCAACCTTTAAAGAACTCAACAGCTTCTACTTCACCGTGCTTCTCATAGATGTCTGTAGCTATGCTTAAAAATTCTTTGTCATCTTTAACGTCACGAGGAGAAGTTTTAGTTGTGTCAACAACAGGCTCATCAGGTGAGCTAGGCTTCTTAGGAACACCAGCAGGTTGTTCTTCAGTAATCTTAAAACGTTCATCACCTGCTTTACGAAGGTCACCACTATGCAAACCGTCTTCGGGGATTTCTAGTTTAGCCCTAGTCTTAGTTACTTCCCTATACTTAGGTTCTGTAGGACCAAACTCTTCTACAAGTTTTAATTTCTTTTCAAGATCTTTAATTTCTTTTCTAGTATTTGATGCAGTTTGCCACGCATCAGTTCGTTCTGCATCAGAAAGTTTTTCTTTTAAAGACTGAAGTTCTTTATTAATGTCTTCTTTTGTTCTAGAAGGAACAGCGACTTCTTTGGCAGTGTATTCTTCTACAGGTACTTGACCTGTATTAACAGCACGGTCAGCAGCTTCTTGACGAGTTAAAAACTGACCACGCTCATCTAAGAAACCTTGGTCATGGGTATCAACAGTCTCAGCTTTACGAGCTTCGTCATGCTTAGGACCCATGCGTTCTATTTCACCAGTCTCTTTGTTCCTAATAGCAGCTTCAACCAAAGGAGATGTAGAAGCTCTTTGATCAGCTTCTTTTTTAACTTTGTCTTTAAAAGTTTCTATTTGTTCAGGAGTAGCAGCAGGAGGAGGTGGTGTAACTTCTTCTTTTTTAACTTCAGGTTTAGGTTTTGTAACAGGAGCAGTTTGTCCCAATACCTTTTCACCAAGCTTAGTAGGCTTAGTAAATGCACCAGTAGCAACATCAATAGCTATAGATTTAGGATCAAGTACAGGTTGGCCTTCAATAGCTCGTTGACCAGCACCAATACCAGTCATAACACCAGAACCTACAGCAGCTTCTTTGATACTTTGAGGTAATCCAGGACGCATAAAGGGGCCTAGAGAACCACCAGTAACAGAACCAGCTAAAGAATAACCAGGATATTCTTGACGTTGTTTTTCTCTTGTACCAACAATGTCTGTACCAAACACTTTGTCAAACACGCTCTCAAGACTAGTGATGCCCATAGAACCAAGATAACCACCTGCAACACCCCCCACAATACCCGTAACAGGTTTAGCCCAAACAGGTTGAGGAATAGCCATACCAGCTCTAGCACCAGCTAAAGCAGCAGGAGAAGCACCAACAGACTCTAAATAAGAAGAAGCAAAAGCTCCAGCACCACTAACTTTTTCTTCTTGTTTCTTAGTGTAGTCAGCCATAGACTTCTCTAAGAAGCCTGGTTTAGTTTCTTTAGCAGCAGGTTTAGTTACAACTTCATCATCTTGTCCCCAAGAAGAAGTCTGTTTAGCAGCAGGTGCAACAGTCTTAGCTGGAGTAACAACCTCATCGTTTTGTCCCCAATCAGCCATGATGTTTAACCCTTCTTACGTTTGACTACACCATCTTGTATGTAGTAGCTGTTAGGAGGCAGCTTGTCATACTCTTCTTTAGAAGTAGGTTTAGCAGGATTGTCCTGAGTGTATTTGTTACTAGGAACACTAGGCTTACTAGTTTTAGGAGTAAGAGTTGTGTCTCGTTTAGTAGAGACTGCTGGCTTCTCTTCTTCAGGAGAACCACCAAACAACTCCATTTCCTTTTTAAGGTTATCAATAATAGTTTGTTTACCAGGAAAGTTAGGAGCTGTAACAGCTAGGTTAAGTTCTTTTTGAAGCTGACTACGTTTAAATTCATCACGAGCATTAACAGCTCTGCTGTACTCAGCAGTCTCATCAGACTTAAAAAACATAGCTTTATCTAATTTAGCTTGAGCAGCATCTACTTTGGCATTTAAACCTTCAAGAGTCTTTTGGCCAGACCTCTCAATAGTTTCTTGTGCTTTGGTATAGATGTTCCAGTCACGCATCTCACGATCACCACCACCCATACTCTTAGCAGCTATGCGAGCGTTAGCATTAATAACAGCAATACGTTCTCTAGAAGTATCAACAAGCTTTTGTTTTTCCAACTCAATCTCTTTGAGCTGTTTAGCCATCTGCCCTTTAGCATTGAGCATCAAGTTCTTAGTAGCCTCTTTCTTTTCTTTAGGAGACATCTTGTTCCAATTAGCTTCACCAACTTGAGCAATCAAAGCTTTCCTATTTTCTTCAGGAAGGTTGCTAAATGTTTCTTCAACTTTGCTATCAGGCATAGCTGACAACACACCATACACATCACCAATTAATTGAGATTGTTGGTCTAATGTTTTTTGTCTGTTAGCTACTTTACGAGTCTCATACAACTCAGAAGAAGCTAAAGTCTTTGCTCCGTTCTCTACATCACCAGATGCAAATTGAACAGACGCAGCTAACCTAAGACGTTCAGCGTCATCAGCTTTAGACCATTCAGGAGTCTCAATAAGTTTCTGTAATTTTTCTTTAGACTCTTTACCTGCTTTAAGATTAGTGTCAGTAATTAAATTAGAAAGACGTTTAGCTTCTATGTTTTGTTTTTCTTGTTCTTGTTTTAATGCAGCTTCTTGAGGAGCATATTGAGCTTTAAGACGATCCTGTTCAAGCTTGAGCTTAACTTCTTCAGGAGCAGCACGATCCTCTGCTAATCTACGTTGAGCAGCAGCTTGAGTTAAGTCTTGTATGTACGGAGCTTTAGCTACGTTCTCTTGTAACTGCTCAATAGCTTTGCTACCAGCAGCTATGTCAGACATCATGTATGGCATAACTTATTCCTTTACTTAAAAGTTAACCATACCAAAAGGATCAAAGTTTTGTGGTCCACTCATGCCACCACTACCACCCCCATAGCTACTACCACTGGGGTTATATATTTGACCAATGCCTTGAACAATACCACCTAAACCTTGCATCTGAGCTTGTTGTTGTGCTTGTCCAGCAAGTATTCCAGCTTGTCCACCTATGGCAGGAGAGTAACCAGCACCAGAACCTGTAGCAAGTCTGTTCATATAGTCTTGCATAAAGCCATAGTAACCTTGTTGAGAAGTCTTATCTAAAGCTAATTGTTCGTTACCAGACCTAAGCATTCCAGATGCAGCAGATGTTCGTTTAGAAGCCTCTAGAGCAGGATCTAATACTCCTGTTTGAAACTGACTAAACCCAGGCATTTTAGTAATGTCTGTTTGAACACCTGGTTGCAACATACCAGAATACATTTCTCCAAGTTTGGCTCTGTAAGGAGCAAAAGGATCTACAGCTTGTTGGGCAGTACCACTTACTTGAGTACCACCGCCACCACCCCCGCCTCCAAATAAAGAGTTGAGTCCTCCAGCAATACCTACGATTGATCCAATAGTGGCTAACATATTAATTCTCCGATTCGTTGTAAGCTTTGACTAACTCTAGAGCTTCTTTAGCTTCCTTCTTAGATACTTCATCTTCAGCCCATAGGCATAACCAAATCACATCAGTTATTGCTTCAACTCTATGAGTAGTATCTTTAGGAATAGTAACTAACTTATAACCAGTCATACGGGTGGTTATCCCGTTTATAGTAACGTCAGCCGTACCTGAGACTAATACAGAACTGTGGGCATGTTTATGTTCGTGAGAGTTAATAAACATACCAGCGTCTATTTTTGTTTCCACAATAAAGACACTGCCACTCTCTTCATCACCACCAAAAAACTGTAAGTCCATTTTAATCCTTTATCTGCGGTAACGTCCACCACCAACAGCTTGTTCTTGATCCATCTCACCAATCCTAAAATCTACTTCAGCTCCATCAAGTCTTAATGGACAGTTACTAGTAACAAGGAACTCCCAAGCTCTACGTCTGTCAGCACCACTGAGATATATCTGTGACCTAGAAGCATTCAAGTCTATAGACCTGTAACTAGACCAGGTAACGTAGTCATCTCCAGAGTGACGTATTTGCATTGTTCCTGCTGTCTTATCACCCACGATCTCTAACCTTCCATAAAACTTACGCTTAGTAGTCCCGTTGTCTATGATGTCCGTAACAGTACGGCAGTAGATAGGTTGGGTGTTATCTCGGTAGGTGTTGACATCAAAGTAATACAAAGTAGCTGTATCGTCATCTAGGGTATACGCTACCCCACCTAATGATGCAAAGAAAGCAGGACGAAAGTAAGACTCTTGGTAAGTACCAGGATAGGGTTGGTCATTACTTTGGATAGAGAATTGAGTCCATGAGTACCACATCTTCTCGTTTAAGTCGTATACCAAAGTCTTTTGGGTGTTATGCAAAGTTAAAATATACAGAGTATGCCCATCTATGGTGTAGCAATAGGCAGATACTTGTCCTAAGTTATCAGCTTCTAAATGACGGTCTACAGACGATGTAGAGACACGAATGGGTGATACCCCATCCATAAGATAAACAGAACGGCTGTTGGTCTTTGTAGCCCCTATCCAGAGCACTGTGTTACTAGTAGCAACAATACTATCCCCACTAGCACAACCAATCTCAGAGGTATAGGTAGAAGCTACAGCTAAAGGAGAACCAGTAGCGTTAGCAGCATCGTAATAAAACTGAGTGCTAACAGCACCAAAAGCTATTAAGTAGTTCAAGTGCTTAGCAATACCTACAAGGGTATCCGTAGTCTGCTCAAAGCTTATGTAGTTAAGAGCATCCCAAGTAGTTGGGTCACCAACGTTAGAGTTGTATATACGATTATTACTAGTGCCAATAAACAGATAGTTGTCTAAATACACAACACCAGATACATACGGTCCTGAAGGCAACGTAGTCATGGACACAGATGAACCAGATTGGTCGTATAGGTATCCGTTAATTTTATTTTGAAAGAACAAGTAAGTGTCAAGGAACGTCTTAACAAAGTAACTCTGGCTAGTTGAAGCAGACGTAGTACCCAAAGTAGTCACAGCATAAGAAGAGCTAGGATCAACTTGGTAAATGGTGTTATTAATAACAGCAGTAAGCTTGTTGTTAAAAGCAACTAAACCTTGACTAGGTGTATATGCAGGTGGTGTAACAGGTGTAATCTGTACAGCAGCTACAAGACCTGGACGTTTAATAAACTCCCGCTTTTGATCCCTTGTCTCAAAGAAACAATTAGACGAATAAGAATCCTTAGCAAAACTACCCGTTCTGCTTTCAATAGGTTGAGTAAGCGGTATACGTTCTGTAGCCATGCTTACCGTCCATAGGAGTTGTTAGACGTAGATCTAAAGTCTGGTTGGAAGAATGTACTAGATACCTCAACGTTCCAATCATCAAGTTGAGTTTTATATGTTTGTGCTCTTGTAGCAATTTCTTGTCTAGCATTCATAGGAACACCATACTCTAAAGCTAATTGGTCAGCTAAGTTCCATACCAAACAATTCATCCACTCGTTAGGGAAGTCTGGTATGTCAGTAGCTAACGTCATGTCATTTAAAGGCATTTGAGCAATTATGTGTAGCTCAAGGTTAGCTTCAGAGTAAGCATCAGGTGTTAGGTACACATACAAAATACCATTGATCTTTTTGCTATCGTAAAAGATTGTGTTAGCAGTACCAGTAGAAAATTTAGAACCCAATACGTTGTACTCTTGTTTAGAGACAATCATTACAGGTGTATCTATGACTGGGTTACTAGTAACATTACGATAGAACCCTTGTATAACTTTAAGGGGTCTGTCTGTAATAGCTACAGTAGGTGCTAACGAGTCATACATTAAATCAGATCCATTACCACCCAATGTGTAATTAGTCTGACTAGCGTTTAAAGGAACAATCAGCTCTGATACTTTCCATAACTTAAGACCATCAGTGTTAAGTTGTTTGACAAGCAAGTTGAGAGACATATTGGCATTAGCAATAGTCTCTGCATCAGGTGTACTACCAACCTCAAGCGTCCCTAACTTTCTTAAAGCTAAAGAAATGATTTGGTCACGATTGATGGAGTAGTTAGAAGACATGATTTTTTACTGTGCTGGTTGCTGTTGTTGAGCTGCTAAAGCTTGAGCCTCTGCTTCTTGTTGAGCAACAATAGCCGCAGCTTCAGCAGCTTGTTGGGCTGCCAACTCAGCAGCCTGTTGAGCTACTGCTGCATCATGGATTGCTTGTTCTTCAGCGGTGTACTCAACTTGAGTGACTTCACCTGTTTCTACATTTACTACGATTCTGTGTGTCATGATGTTTACTCGTAAAGGATGTTGATTGTTCCAGCGTCAAATGTATTTGTTCCGCCACCACTTATCCTAACTTGCGTTAATGTTCCAGCTAGCGATTTAACGCCAGCACTAATATGAACGTAGTTGTTATCACTACCGCCCAAAACACCTTGTTCAGCCCAAGTATTTGTGGATATATTTACTAGAGAAAGTGTAGCCAAACCATTAAGCACACTAGATGCACTTGTTGCTGAACCAGCCAAAGTAAACCCAGAACTCATATTAGTTGCAGTTGGTGTAAGGGTAGTAGAGTACAAAACGGTTCCTGCGTAGCCACTAGTTTCTACGCCAGCTACTGGCCCAATTTGCATAAAAAGACCCGCACCACCATTTGTACTTACACCATTAAACATCACAGTAATACGCTTAACCCATGATGGAATAGAAGTAAAGTCAATGCTTGTACCACTGGTAGATGCCACAGCAGTACCAGAGGTAATACCCAGTATTGCACCTGAGTTGATTGTTACGCTGTTTGAACCATCAATTGTTGTTGACAAAATATATTCTCCTTTTATCCGTGATTTGCAAATTCTTGATGCAACATATCTCTTGCCAACCCAATAAATTCCTTGGCATCATTTAAATCATCAAAGTACCCAAGATTTTTATTTATTTTATTTTTCCGAATACACGCATACCATTTATTATATTTTTTTGCCCAAGAAACGCCTTTAACACCAGACTTGTTTGCTTTTGTCAAACACTTGTTTGCGCAGTTTTGACTAGCTGTAGCGGCTCTAAGATTGTCAATGTGGTTATTTTTTTTATTACCATCAATATGGTCAACAGTTTCTGGAAGATGTTTGTGAACCATATAAAACAAAATTCTGTGAACTTGCCAAGGTATGCCATGCAAAAAAACCTGTGAATATGCGCCACTGTTTGAACCTGTAAGCTCACCAATTTTTACCCTACTATTTCTCTGTACTTTGTTGTAAAGACGACCATCTATGATTTCAAACACAGAATGCAAATAATCGTAATCAGGAAAAAAATTGCGGCTATTACTCATGCCCATGTCCCCACGTTAGTCGCTGCGCCAGATGCGGAAAGCGGATTGATTCGGATGTAGCTACCAGCTACTGTTGAGTAAGCCCCACCAGGTGCGGCTGATAGCGTGTATTGCGGAATGAATGTACCGCCAGCGTTGATTGATACTGTGCCTTTGACAACACCCCACCAATTAACTGTTGCCGCTGTTGTTCCACCGTTTACTGTTAAATTAGAAGCACTTGTAGAATATCCATTACATAATGGTGCGGCAGAACCAAAACTTGTTTGTGCGGCAGCATAGATTCCTGTAAACTGCCATTGAATATTATTAAGTGTGGCAGTGCCACCAAAACCAAAACCAAAATTGTGCGATGTTGTTCCAGCAGTTTTATTTAGCACAACCAACATTTCAAACTCATACACAGTGCTTGTTGACAGCGTAACTCCAACACCAAATATGCTTTGTGCCGTAAGCACTTGAGTTCCAGCCAATGAAGAATTCAGCCTGTAATACTGTTGCGTTGGAACAATGCCTCGCTGTGTGCCGATAGGTGTAGCAGCATAGATGGGGCTTGAGTATTCAATCTGCCCAACAGCGGCAGGGCTTGATAGCGTGTCAGAAGTTAAAACAAGTATTGACATGATTAAGCTATCCTTGTTATTACGAATTGTTGTGCGGCAGGGTTAGCACCAGCAGTTGTACCGCCAGTGTGAGGCCTTATTACAGAACCCGCAGATGCATAAAGTGTCACAGCCACTGACCCCGAATAGTTATTTGAGGAGGGCGTTGCCACAGCCAGTGCGTCTGCCGCAGTTATGGAAACAATACTCGTAGTTAATTGTGTGGAGTTAAGCGACAACCCCAAATCACCTGCGGCATTAAATTGGTCGGTGTAACTAATTCCATAAATTCCAGTTGTATTGATAGTAAATGATGCGCCAAGCGTTGCACTATCTGCATAAGTAATATCAGAGCCTTGATTGGTTACAGTATTTGTAAATCTACGAATCTTTGTATTTGTTGATCCATAGCCGTTTGCAGTGTTTAACCTAACCACACTTGGTGTTGTGGGGAGAATACTCATTGTTCCAGTTACCGCTGGCATGGTAATCGTAGTAGTACCCGCAACAGCAGGGGCGGCAAGTGTTACCTGTCCGCTAGTGTCTCCTGATATAACAACTGATGACATATATTTCCTTTACAGAACAACCCAACGTGAACCCGTTGGAACAGTGACTGATTGACCAGATGCAATAGTAATAGGTCCTGTAGACATAGCGTTATTACCTGCTGTAATTGAGTAGCTAGTGTTTACAGTTTTACCGTTTTCATAGAACACAGCATCACTACCTGTACCAGTAGCACCACCACTAGATACCCAAGCACTAGCTGTACCGTTATAGGCTTCTAGTTTGTTAGTACTGGTGTTAAAACCAATTAAACCAGCAGTAGGAGAAGCAGGTCTACCAGCAGTTGTCCAAGGACCTTGTACAGTACCTACAGAGAATGTTTGACGAAGAGAAAAGGTGTTTATCTCATCTAACTTGGGGAGGTCATTAAGAGAAGCTGATACTAAACGCAGTTCAACTTTATCACCTGTACTCCAAGCAGAAGCAGTAGTACCATCTTGAGCACGAGTAATAGTAAACGTGTCTGTACTTCTAGCAGTAACTTTAACAATTTCAATTGTTCCAACAGCATTAGCAAGAGTACAGTAGAAATAATCTCCAGCACCCAATGCTGGAAACAATGCACCTTGACCAGTAGCAACTGTCAAGCTAGTAACTGAACTGTTAATGCCAGACGCCAATGTTGACGTAGCATTGTTAGTAAACTTCATCACCATAAAATATTCCCCTTAACCAACGGTTATTGTCCAAGTCAACAACAATCTATCTTGATCTTGTTTACCAATTGTAGTAAACACAATGTGAGACAACATTGTTCCACCAGAAATAGCATTATTAAAAATACCTGCTTCAGAAATAGATCCTGTAGCTACACCAGGAAGATAGTTCTTAACCAATGTAATTACGTTGTTAGCTATGGTTGCAGAATCAAAAGAAGTGCGGAGTGTTTCTGTTTGCAATGCTGTGTCTGCAAGTGCAGCAGCAGTAGTACCACTACCAATAGCTATAGCATTGAATGGAGTAGTGCTGCTACTAATAACAGCATTAGCTAAAAAATTCTTTCCAACTTGAACAATCAAGTTCTTTTTGCTAACAACAACAACGTCATTTAGCTTAAGCTCTACTTCTCCTACTAAACTAATTGTTTCGTTCATTTGTTAATACCCAAAGAATTTATAGCAGAACCATTTAACACAGAAGGAGAACTATGTATTTTAAGAACATAGGCTTCTGCTACGCTAATAGACTCTGCTTCATTTAATTCGCCAAAGATAAAATGATCTGACTGTTCTGGTCTAGTAAACGGAGGAGCTTGTTTGTCAGCTACACCATGTACAAAGTCTTGGGGTTGTCTTGGTTCCCAATCCCCACTACAAACCATCAAACCATCCCACCTCATTTGTAGGTCGCTGTTCTTAAACTGACGACCACAAACGTCACAGATGACGTTCCAACTTCCGTTATCCCATCTAGGTCTGTACGACATTATTGCACTTCGGTTGTACTATACACTGGCAAGTCTCCCAGAGCAACTAGGGTACTTCCAACACTAGTAGTCACAGTCACAACAAGGCGGTAGGTTACACCAGCTACACCACTCTGCACTTGTTGATAAACCTTATTACCCACAATAGTAGCTGAACCAGACAGTACACCAGATGGACTAGCATCAACACCATCTATAACAAGTACAGAACAAGAAGCTGTAGACAATGTTTCCCCTGCCGCTAACGTCTGACTAAAGTCAAAAGACAACGGTTTTATTTCATCAACAAACTTATAGGAAAAATATTCAGCCATTTACATCATCCTGTTTTGTAACTACTATGTTGGTCTTCCTTGGTTTAACTAGTATGTCTTTAAAACCAGCAAACACTTGAACAATAACTTTCTTGGTAGGGACAATTACGGTGTCCTCAATATTAGGCAGCACTCTATAGAAATGACTGACGACACTAGTATAAACGGTTGTTACTAATAACACAAACCTAGAAGTAATGGTAGTCACAAAAGAGCTTGTGGTAGATATAGCAGTAAGGACTAATGATCTGACTGTAGATATTGTTGCTGTAGAAGTTACAGAGGCTGCTATTGTTCTAATAAGAGCCAACAATTTAGATATAGTACTGGTCGTAGTTACAACAGCAGTCAAAGTCCTAGAATAAAAGAACCCATAAAGTAATAATACTGTACTACTTACAGATGCAATTATCTTTTTTCCTACAGCTTTAATAAGCAAAGCAAAGCTAATACAGACTACAGCAAGTGTTGTGATAACTTGTTTTAACAAAAACACAGAGCCAATAGATACAACACTAAAGGTTTTTGCTAATGCTTTTAGGATGGTACTAGTAGAAGTACTAGTAGCCGTTATGTATTTGGTTATTGCTCTAGCAATACTTGTTGTAGACGTACTGGCTACAGAGACTAGTTTTAATGCAGATTTAACAAGAGAAACAAAAGAAGAAGAAGATGCAAACAAAGTTAAATACCTAGCAACTGTTTTTGTAACTGTAGCTGTTGAAGTAACAGCAATAACTAAAAATTTAATATCTGACTTAACTATGCTAACAGCAGAGCTAGTGGTAGCAGTTATGTATTTGACTACTGCTCTAACAATATTAGCTGTAGACGTAGATGTTACAGACTGTACTTTGCCTACAGTTAGTTTGTACGTAGCTGTAGAAGTAGAAGAAAAAGCAAAGCTTTTAATTATGCTTTTTAATAGTGTTGCAGTACTAGTAGCTGCAATGTTTATTGTTCTAGTAATGTAGGCAAGCTTAGTTGCAGTGCTAGTACTTGTAATAGTTCTAACAACACCAACAGCCCTAGCCAAAGTAAAAGTGCTACTGCTAGAAACTGTTAATGCTTGAGCATAAGAATTGCCACTAGTACCGTTAAGTACAGCGGCATTAACTGCAAAAGAATTAAGAGACATAGTATGTCCCTAACTCTGGTTTAACTAAACTGAGTCTTAAAGGTGAACTGAATTGAGTCACCAGAACTCAGGTTAATTGTTGAGAAATCGCCTTTTACAAACAAGTTGCCAGAAGTAGAAGCATCAAACAAACCAGCATTAGTAATAGCAAGAGTACCACCAGCAGTTTGAGTACCGACTACTTGGTATGTGTCGTTAGTTGTAGAAGTTGTTTGTTGTGTGCTAGTACCTGTTTGACGAGCACCAGTTTCTGTAAACAAAGTTGTATCAGCAGCAGCAGTTGTACCAGCACCAGTACCATAAGCAACGTACACGGGTTCTGTACCACTACCTTTAATACGGTTAGTTACGATAGCTCTACCAGTGTTAACTAAGAGAGTAGCCATTTTTTAATACTCCAAAAAATACGTTTTAAAGGGTTTTTGTGCCAATAACTAACAACACCAAGAGACTCAATAGTGCCATCAGCACGAATGATGACAGCACTAATTTGAGCTTCTTTGGCGTTACTAGGAACAATCATTTGAGCCATTGTTAAGCCTTGTCAGATTTGTTGTCTAGCTTGTCAAAGATCTTATTAATCATTTCTTTAAGCTCTCGAATGTCGTTCTTGTAATCGTCTTTAACAACATACGATTTAGGAAGTTCTTCTCTAAGCTTAGCCAAATCAACTTTAAGTTCTTTGACAGCAGCCCACAGTTCACGGGCAAACCAACCCGTGACTGAGGATACAAGTGTTAAACCAATATTTAAAAGGGTTTGGTAATCCATTTAAATACCTTTACAGGTTAGTACCTTGTTTAACCAACTCTAAGATAACTGAGAACACTTGCGTACCAGATGTCCAACCAGTAGTTTTAACAAGAATAGCACCAGTTTTACCAGCACCAGAGTTGTTAGTTAGTCCACCAAAGTTCCAGAACATCAAACGACCACGACCAGCTAGAGGCATGATAATGACATCGGTTGTTGCATCCCACAACAGTTGTACTTCTAATTGGTCACTGATTGAGTAATCAATGTGATCAATTCGCACTTGTGTAGGTGTAAACCCTATGCCACTTTGATTGATGTCAGACATTACAACAGCGTTTGTTAAAGCTAAGTCAGAGGTATCAAGTACCGCTGTTAACTTAACAATTGCGTTGCGCTGACCTTCTTCAAGGATTTGCGTTGTGAATGAGTTAGCCATTTGACTCTCCTAATTAATAGGCACGAGTTTGGGCAGACATCATAAAGTCAACAATCATATCCGCAGTGGTAGGCGCAGTAGAAGCAGCTTTACAACCAAAACCTATACCCATGTTTGTAGCATTGGGGAAAGTACCAACCATTGTTCCAGTAGACACACCTACGTCAACAGAACAAACTTTAGCATCATTAACAAACACATCAATGTTGCCTTTGCCGTCATAGTACCAAGCCAATTTAATATAAGTATCATTAGCAAGAGTAGCAACAGTGGTAGTACCAGTTGAATAAGCAGTAGCAGCTAATGAAGAACTACTTTTACGAACAACAAAAGTAATGTTAGTAGAGCCAGCAGCTTTGTTAAAGTAAATGCCACTAGTAGGAGTTAAAGCAGCAATAGAGGTAGCTACACCAATTTGCAACTGATCATTAAGGGCTGTAGTTGCTTTAAATGCTGTGTAAAACCAAGCTTGTTGCGTAGGAGGAGCAGTAGAAACAATTGTGTTGGTAGCAATGTTAAAGTTAAATGGATTTGCTTGAATAGCACCAATATCACCAGTAACACTAGAAGCACCACCAACAGTAGAAATTAAACCACCATTACCAGCAACCAAACCAATTGTTTGGTGGGTTGTAGTATTAGTTACAGTCCAATCATTAGCAACATATTGAAAAAAATCTTCAAAGTCTAAAGATAAGTCTGTTGGATCGGGAAGAGGGAATTGACCTAAAGAAGAACCAATTGCTTGTGTAGATACACCAGCGGGGAAACGGGTAGGGGAAGCCATAATTAAATCCTTTGACGTTGTTTAAAACAACGCCCTATTGCTAGAGCGTCATTGGAGATTGCATTCTATATTACATTTTCTTTTTGGGCATCATCTTTTTTGCAGCAGCCATTTTCTTAGCAGCCATCATTTTCTTTTCTTCACCTTTAGCTTTAACTTTAGCATCAGGCTTCATGCCCATCTCTTTACGTTTTTCGTATCCCATTTGATTTACTCCTGTTTGTTTACAAAAAGAACCCTCTCTTTTTAGGGAGAGGGCTTGTTACTAATAACAATTAAGGACCATTAGATCCGTAGATAGCACGAGGATCAGACCATCCAAAGCTATAACGCTCGTAGCCTTTGGCTTTAACGTTCATAGTGTCAAAGTCATTGTCTTGATCAAACGTGACAGCGTGACGCTCGTAATACTTCAAACCAGTACCACCAGGGATGGTGTTACGGATAAACCAAGCGTGTGGGATTGAGAAGTAGTGGTTCACTTTAAAACCACCAGGGATGTAATTGCCAGACTTGATGACGTTAATGTCATTGTTGGCATTACCTGTTTGGTAGCTAGAGTGAAGGATACGTTGAGCGTTAAAGATCTCTTGACGAGCAATGTGCAAGCTGTTTGGTTGAATAGCAACTAACAAACCACGGTCGTTTTGAAAGCCCATGATTGCGATAACTGCGTCTTCCAAAGAAGCCTCAGACAAGTCAACATCAACTGCTGGCTTGTTAGAGTATGTACCACCTGATGTATTTGGGTGGGCGGTAGAGCACAAAGCTACACCATCACCACCTAAATATGTGCTATTAAAAGCACGGTTGTACACGTTAGCTGCAATGTTCTCTTTTGTTTGACGGAAAGACATTGCCAAAGCAGCAGCACGTTTCTTAGACACTTGCTCATACAAGTTGTCGTCCATTTCTTCTTTAGTCACGATATAACCCATTGCGTAAGCAACGTGTGTATAGCGAGTTGTGAAGCCTTGGATTTCAGAGTCGTAAGCAGTGCCTTGACCTTCAGACTTGATAGGAACCAGACCGAAGCCAGACAATTGAACGTCTTCTTCGTAGTTCATAGTAGAAGTGTCTTTGTCAAACAAGTCTACGTACTCTTCTGGGTGCTCATTGTAAGTTTGACCCCACCAAGCTTTAATGCCAGGCCACAATGCTTTGGGATGTGATGCGGTAGTAATTACGCCAGCCATGATTTATCTCCTTAATTAGACTGCAAGGTAGTTCACGACAGAGCCAGAAGCTGAGCCGATAGTACCGTATTCGTGATAGTTGAACTTGCACAAAACACGGACATAAGGACTAGCTGCGCTGGTCACTTGGTTGTCGCCTTTTTGTACAGCACCCAACAAACGGATTGGCAAAGTAGCCGTAACAGCAGGACCTGTAAGGACCATATCTGAAAACGGAGCACTGTTGCTCAATGACGATTGGTTTGCAGCAGAGATAGTCACAGCAGCGTTCAATGACAACTGAGCTTGAGTAGCACCAGTGCTATCAAACTGAGCTTCAAACAACACAAAAGGATCATCCACAACATACAAGTAGCGAACACTAGTACGAGTACCAGCAGCGATGTACGCTTTTTCCAAAGACAAAGAGTTACCAACCAAGCTAACGCCTGGATCAGCAACACGAATGCCCACGATAATGCCCAAAGGCAAAGCTGATGTAGTAGTTGCGCCACCCCACTTTTGGACATAACGAACGCCGTTAGCGTCCGAACCAGAAGCAGACATTACGCAATCACCGATTGCATAGCTATTGGAAGTGTCAGAGGTAGGGATAGCGTAGAGGCGACCCTGCTCGTTCCACTTGCCACCTAGCAAGTTACCAACAGGACTAAACCCGTTGGCTTTATTTACGTTAGCCATTTAAGACTCCTTTAAAAACATTTAAGAGGTAACTTTGATTCCGTCCCTAGGGCTATAGAACGATGGATTTTCTCCAGTGATCTTACCCTTACGAATAGAAGCGTCAATGCGATTGTTTTTAGCTTGAAGTTCAGCTTGATCTTCCTCGTACCATTCTTGCCGAATCTTCATTAGATAACCGTATTGCTCAGTACCTTCGGCACGAGGGTTTACGAGAAATCTAATTCTTTCTCCAAGGTCACCATTACGGCTGACTACATTCTCACTCACGCCTCCCACTTCATCAGGACGGACAAACTCGTAGCCACTATCCATAGCTGCTTGTATGCGTCCACCTACATCAGTAAGTACATGTAGATGGTATCCAGGTATCTGTGATTGGACACTTATCTTTGCTTCCGTGCCGTTAAACACGTTACGTTTTTTTCGAGTTGTACCGTCTACCGCAGGAACAGGTGCAGTCATTGCTGCTTCACGTTCTGCTGCTTTTTCAATTAGACGATCACGTTTTTCAAACTCATTTAGTGCTCTTGGCATAGTGTACTCCCTTTAGTTTAAGTTAAAAATCAATTCCAATCAAAATCAGCTACGTATTGTTCTCGTGTCATAAGCTTTTGCTTAACAAACCGATCACAAGCTGCTTTTGCTTCAGAAGGTAGGTTGTCATAGGTTTGGGCGTTACCGCTACTACGGCCTGTACGACCTGACCCAGATTCCACTCGACTTGTTGGACTTTGTTTTTTACCAAACTTGTTTGGGAATTCCTCTGCTAACACTTCATCAAGCTTTTCTAGAAATGCGTCACCTTTAAGCATAGGGAACTCAATACGAAGACTTTCACCAATACCGTTAGCTACAGCAGTCAAACGCTTGTCCTGACCAAACCATGTATTGCGATCTAACCATACTTGTAACCCTGGGTCAATAGTATTGTTTGATTCTGGTTCTGGAGCAGTAGGAGCTTTCTCTGCGTCTTTAACAGCTTGCTTAGCTTCTTTAAGTTCGTCCTTTGCCTCATCTAGAGCATCATCTAGGGCATTGACTTTCTGTCCGTCTCCATCGCTAATAGCTTGAGCACGGCTTTCTTTAATCTGTTGAATACGCTGTTCGTATTCTTGGGCTTTACGCTCGTAGGTTTCTCTTTGAAACTTCTTAAACTCTTCTGCTGCTTCCCGAAATTCTTTAAGCTGTTCCTTTGTAGCGTTTAGATCCTTCATCAGATTCTCATTATTCTTACGCAGAATAGGGAGAATCTCTCGACCACGCTTTACAAATGTCTCAGCATCAACCCAGTCGGATTCGTTTCCTCGGTAGCGTTCTTTTGAAACCCAACCTTGAGACTCAGCCTCCCGAACAACTTCTGGAGCAACTTCGTTACTAGTAACATTCTCTTCGCTCATATCTTACTCCTGTTTTTTAAGATGTGTCAATTAAACTTTGGCTAGGTACGGATCAACTAAGTCAACGTCAGCATCTAAAGTGCCTGTAACGTCCTTGTCGTTGATCATTCGGTATTCGCTTCCATCCTTACCAAGGTAAAGCAAACCAGCATACTTAGCAAAAATAATCTTGTCCCCAACATTGCACCAAGGTGCAGGTTCATCGGCAAAACACTCGTTACCCATAGCAACGACTATTCCTGTGGTGTTAGCCATCTGTTCACGTTCTTTGTATTTACCACTGGTAATAACAATACCGCTTTCAGACATCTCTTTGATCTCTTGGGGTTTAACCAAGATTCGCCAACCAACGGGGTTTATTCCTGACACGTTACTCATAGCTAGGTTCTTTCTTTTGGGTAGGTTCAAACAGATCTTCGTACTCAAGGTTAAGGATAATTGCGATTGCTCGGCATCTACCTTTAACTTCGGACTCATCGTCAAACGAGCTGTTGACTAAACCTTCCTTCATTGCTTCTCTGTCGTTTGATAAAGACTTCATCAAACGTTTAGTAACTGGGTGATGTTTCCATTCATCAAAGTTACTAGGGCTTACTGGCTCCATTCTTACTCCTTAGTTACATGGGTAGTTGCGGCATTCCTTGTTGAGGCATTTGTGGTTGCCCTTGGGTTTGCTGCTCTGGTTGTCCTTGCATCATCTTGTCGTAAACAGTATTCATGGTTTGGATAGCACTCATGACACCTTCACGCCTTTCACGCTGCAAAGCAATTTGGGTATTAATCTCTTGGATACGCATCTTCTCGCCTTCAGTAGCAATACCAATCTTGATAGCTTCTGCTTCGGCTTCTAGCTTTTGTATGTGAGCTTGATTTAGCTCCGCTTCACTCATCAGTTTCAACAAAGCTATCTTCATCTCTAGTTGATCAGAAGCTTGCTTAGCTTGTTGTCTGAGTTGTTCAATCTGAACTTTAGGATTAATAGGAGGTGGTATTGCGTTAGGACCTTTAGGATCTGGCAATATCTTGTCAATGTTTGTAACCTTAATAGCTTTCAAGAAAGCGTGTTCAGCTTCATAACGGTTGTACAAACCAGGTGTTGCAGCCACTCGACCAGCAATAGCCATAGCTTGATTCAAACGTTGTGCATCAGATGTAATGCTTGGATCAGCAGTAGGCATAACATCTGTTACAGGACCTTCATAGTCAGTAGCCAACACTATACCAGTGCCTTGAGCATTAGATACGTATGGGGTGTTCTCTGTAACAAAGATTTGATTTAGACGATACAGCTTACGGAATTCTTGTTTCAAACTACGGTGAGTACGTTTAAAGATACCGTTAAATATCTTCATACCTTGTTCAGCCATAGTGCGGGTAGTCTCAGCAGGAGTATTCTGACCAGGATTCTGACCAGATAAGATGTCTACAGATCCACCAATACGTTCACCATAGTTAATCAACAGATTCAACAGAGTAAACATAACCTGAGAAGGTTCACGAACTGGGAGAGGAACAATGCCTTTACGCAGATCATCACCTGTGGTGTCTACATGCTTCCACTCCATAGGATTAAAAGAGTAGTTGCCCCCACGTAATTTAATGCCTCTACTAAGAAATCCACCAGCAGTATTAGCCATAGTGCCAGCATCGACCAGTTGGTTAATAATGGTGTTAATAGATTCGTTAAGAGGTCCAAGTAAAACTCCAAAGCCTAAGTCATAGAAGCCACCATCAGGAGATGGGACAAAAGGATACTTAGTAAAGTACTGCTCAGCTTTAATACTAAGAATGACATCATCTTTGTTACGCTCAACATCTGACTTGGTATATCTAGCAACAATACGAGCAACTTTTTTGTTGTCTCTACGCACATACACAATGTACGGCTCAGCATAACCATCATCATCAAAGTCAATGTGACAATGTTGTTCTAACATTTCAATTGGAGTGCTAGAGTCGTTTGGCTCTGGGGGTTGCATACCCTGCGCTCTGTCTTGCAGGTTTTGTAATCCGTTACCCATAGCCAAAGATGACATCTGTTGTGGACGACCATCAGATACATCTAACCACAATCCACGAGCAACACGCTCATAGATTTCATTCCTAGACATTTGGAGAACGTGAGTAACTCGACTAGCTGTCTCAAGACTTTTAGTCCAGTAGTTAACTACCAAGTCTTTAGCTAAGACGTTCTCAGAGATATTGTGTTTACGGATTGGATCGTAGTAGGTCTTCTTAAACGCACAACCAATAATAGGTTGGGTAATAAGAACCTTGTCCATCTCTGATTCCCAATCCTCGTCTTCTTCAAGGAGTTGGTAACTCATGTGTTGTTCAACACGGGTAGAACGCAAAGCACGTAAACCGTCTTTGTCATCACCAACAACACGACACTTAACTGGCAAGTCGCTATCAATTAAGACGGGGTAACTGCGAGCATGATATTGCAATGCAGCAATAGTAATAAGGGGAAACTTAACGTTAGAAGCGTTAGCCCAAGGGAAGTTTTTAGTCTCAGCTACTTGTAAAGCAAGTTTTAAAGAAGCCTCAGTACGCTTTTCCCAACTAGATCTAGACAACAAGTCGTTATCAAAGTCTCTAACAGCTTGAACCCCAATAGCAGTCAAGTCTTCTTTGCAAAGCTTGTCAGCAATGTTAGCCTCATACATGAGGTCATTAATATCAAATTTATCTTTGAGGTTCATATTTAGTATCCACAAACAGCAGAACGACCAGAATCTACCACATTACTGTCACGAATGAAAGCTTCGTACTCTTCTTCTTCCAACTCTTTTTCGGTTGGAGCTTCCCACATCCTATCAAGCATTAACCCCAAGTATGCCCAAGCGTCTACTTGGTCGTCATGCTTATCTCTAGGAAACCTAAGAAGCTCATCCTCAAAGTTTTGATACCAATCAGCGTCCTTATCGAACTTACAAGCCCCACTTCTCATACGAGCTTGAATACTTCTAGCACGGGTCAGTTTGTCTCCACTAGGCTTGAGCAACACAGTGTTGATGAACTCTCCACGCTTAAGCATCTCTTCATTGAGATAGGGGCCAATTGCTTTTTGGATTGTTCCTTGTTCGAGTCCAAAGAGTACGGGCTTATAAATCTTTTGAATCATCAGGATTGTATCTACAATTTCTAAAGCGTCCATACGATCTTTGATTACATGTTTGCAGTATAGCTTTCCTTCATCATCCATACCCCCCACTACAAAAGCAGAATAGTCAGCCCGTTGAGATTGAGATACAGCCAAGTCGCAGGTAGCGTAATAGACCAGTTTCTTCTTCTGGTCTTCAGGTTTCATAGGAACAAAGTCAGTCTTCTTAAAGAAAGTGTCAGTAATATCCAACGGAATATTAAGCATTTCTTGAGAGTAGACATCAGCCAAACCTTGGCGTACATAGTCTTCTTTAAGCATCCTAAACTCAGTAGCAGACTTCATTTCAGGCCAAAGCAAAGTCTTAAAGTCGTCCGTGTGAGCACGGTATTTAACAGATCTCCAAGGCAGAACATTTAAAGAAAACTCTCGTAGATCTTCACGTATTAGTTGTTTTATTCCTTTATGAGAAGCCAACTGAGAAGCTGGCATTAAGTTCTCAAGTAGACTGTCTAAGTGTAGGATTGTGCCTACTATACGTATCTTTCCAGTTGAAGAGACGCAAGGGATAAGAGCACCATAGAACCAACGCTTAAACTTCTGGCGTCTGTCCTTGTTCATAACGATCTCATCGTTCTCCATGTCATCCCCGATGATCAAGTCTGGACGAAGGTTAGCCCATTTCAATCCACGAAGCTTTTGTTCAGAGCCTTTAGCTTGGATACGGAAAGTCCAACCATCTTCCATCTCAACAATCAGATCATCTTCAGTATCTTTAGGGAACTCCTTGATACCAAACAAAGAACGTAGATCATCGTTTTCTAATAGTTCTTTCTTAATATCTCCTAGGAACTGTACGGCTTGGGTAACAGTATCTGAAACAATAAGAACGTATCTGGACTCCCTAAAGAGGACAGATGCTAGGGTATAGGCATGGGTTACAGCAGTAGACTTAGCATGATAACGAGGAGCAGCTATAGCTACTTGTTTGCTGTTACTAGTAACAAGATCCCAGATTTCTTTATGAAACTGGGGAGTAGCAGCAGGTTTATCAAAGTTCTTTCTCAACACAGAGTTGACAAAGCCCTCCATAACATCCGCATTAAGCCGAGACAATTCTAGCCTCTACATCAATGGGTACGGCATTACTCATCTTGTTACTGGCAAACTTAGCAAACTCTTCAGACAACTTGAGGAGCCTATCGTCAATTGTCTTCTCAATCTCTTCTTTAATTGGATTCTCATTGAGCTTTTGTTGTTTGGTAAGCAGCTCTGTGGTGATCTTTAAAGCCACATGAGCCTTGACTGGAACACGAATAATCTCTCCAGTTCTTTGATCAAACTGGGCATCACCCAAGTCAAGTCTATCTTCAGTAGCTTTAAGAGCTTTGTTGATAACCCGTCTAAGATTAGAGTCCATCTGCTGGACATCTTCAGCTTGGAGTTGAAGAGCGTATTCCTTAAACCAATCTGTCTGTTTCCAAAGTTTAATGGTAGCTAAGGGTACACCCGTAACAATAGCTGTCTCAGCCATACTGCCCAACATAAGGTAAGTACTGACAGCTTGAAGCTTCTGGTTTTGTGTCCAGTGAGACTTTTTGTACCGCTTATCTTTAGAGACTCGTCTTTGCATAATTGTTTATTATCTAAATTTTGCAGTTTTCTTTGCAATGCTTTTAGGTTGGGCTACAAACTGTTTACCTGCCGCTTTACCTTTACGTTTAGCTTTTGTTGTAGCTGCATACTCAGCAGCACTTAAAGATTTAATTGCCTTTTCGGGTAAGTATCGTTCTCCTGTTTTAGAAGAAGGTTTACCTGATTTAGTTTGCCATTTCTGATCACCCCAGTCTTTAAGAGATTGTTGGGGTTTTTTCATTTGTAGCCACCTCCTGCTGCTTTGTATTTCTTAGCTACAAGTTGTGCTTTACGAGCTGACCATTTACCAGCTCCTGTTCCTTGCGTTGCAGCAGCTTTTACTTGACTAACAATCTTTTTACGAAGACTTGGTTTTGTATAGTTACCAGCAGCATTTACAGTAGATTTGGTAGCCATTTAACATTTCCACTTCTTAAGAGCTTTGTTAATCCTTGAATCAGGATCTTTAGCTTTAGCTGTACCAGTCAGCTTCTTCTTCATGCCACCCATACGAGCACAGAAAGAATCTTTACGAGAACCACCTTCAGGTTGTGGTGGTTTAAGGTTATGTCCTTGAGCTTTAGCTGAAGCTCTACCTTTAGCGTTTAAACCACCTGATTCAGACTTACCCTCTTTACGTTGCCAAGCTGGTGACTTTTTACCTGTAGCCATATACCCTCCCTTGAATGGGTCGGACTATAACATCCTTTTGGATAACGCACATCGCAGTACTCGAAGAGTACGAGAACTCTTCTCCGTATTGTCACGTATGTGACAACATAGGATATTTATTTTCTGTTTGAGTACCTTCAGTGGACTTGACAAGATTTTTTAAAAGCTGAGAATAGAGGCTTCTTTCTTTTACTGTTTTCTTTCTTAGGTTCAGGTATATATACAGAGACATATATAAACAATGTTCTGTGTGAGTCTATGTATAGACGAACATCCAACCAATATTTTAAGTAACCCCCCTTTGTTTAAAAGTATGCAGCAGCGTTATAAGCTGTGATAAATCAAATTAAACATAAAACAATTTGCTCCCCCTCCCCCTATAACAATATAAGTAAGTAAGTACTAACTTAGCATTAGGATTAGTGGTCTATAGAGCAGCTATATACATCAACAACTTAGCTCCCCCTCTATATTCATTGTTTATATGCTGTTCTAACCGCTTTAGACCTACATAACAGCCATTGTTTGGTATCAGTTATACCTTCGGCATTGGTCTTATCATTCCGCTGGCCTACGCTCTTATCTTGTGATTGCTATCGTTTGTGGATTGCGCCCCCCGCTTCTCGTGCGGGGTGACCATCGGTCGCTCTCTACGTTCGCTCCCTTGCACAAACCACGCCAGTCGCTGCGCTTCGCTTGCTTGGTGGCATGGCTGCGGGGCTTCGCCCTTTGTGCCTTGGTCATCCTTCGGACTGCGTCGCCTTCGGCTCCTCG